CTGGCTACTGGAATAATACAATAGTTCCATTCTTTACTGGTATTGGTGATGCTATAGCAAAATACGCTTCTGCTGCATGGAATTGGTTTTCTAATGGTATTTCTAATGCTTGGGACAAAGTTACTGGCTACTGGAATAATACAATAGTTCCATTCTTTACTGGTATTGGTGATGCTATAGCAAAATACGCTTCTGCTGCATGGAATTGGTTTTCTAATGGTATTTCTAATGCTTGGGACAAAGTTACTGGTTTCTGGAACGTAACTGTAGTCCCGTTCTTTACTGGTATTGGCAAAAGTATTGCAACAGCAGCTGGAAACGTGTGGAGCTGGATTACAGATAAGCTCTCCGACGTGTGGAACGGCGCAAAAAATATATTTAATACTATTATTACTTTTGTTACTGGAATAAAAGACAAGATAGTAAAAGCAGCGGCTGGAATGTGGGACGGTCTAAAGAACGGGTTAGAGACTGTGGTTAACTTTGTTATTCGCGGCGTTAACTTAATTATTAAAGGAATTAACCTTCTCATCAAGGCAGCAAACGCTGTAAAAATTGGTGATGATATTAAAGAGATAAAAGAAATTCTTCCGGTTAAGTTTGCTAAGGGTGGAATTGTTCCATCTTCTCCTGGTGGAACACTTGCAATGATTGGCGAGGCTGGTCGCTCTGAGCGTGTCGAGCCTCTTGACCCTGACGGACTATCAAAGCGTGATAAGGCAATGATTCAACTTCTTGCTGGCGGGTCTGGTGGGAACACATTTAATATTTATCCTTCTCCAGGTATGAATGAAACAGAGCTTGCGTCAATTGTGTCTCGTCAAATAGCATTCCAACTTCGTCGCGGAGGAGCATAACATGGCGAGAAATAACTTAGTTGTTAATCCTTCGTTTAAGACAGATACGACGGGCTGGTCTGCTACAGGGTCTTCAACGATTTCACGTATCACTACGGACGCGTTCTTTGGATCCTCCTGCTTACAAATCACTAAGGCTGCGGCTGTAAACTCAGGTGCAGTAATCGCGTCTCGTATTGCTGTAACCGCCGCTACCTCGTACGCGGTTGCTGGATATGTAAAAGTCCCTTCGGGAGAAGAGACCGGCACCTTCCAAATCAACGTTAGCTGGTATACCGCGTTGACAGGCGGTAGCCTTATCTCTACAACGTCTACAATAGGTTTAGAGAGTGTTCCAGGTGACGACTGGGTAAGACTAATGGGTGTAATGACTGCGCCTTCACTAGCTCTTGGAGCGTCAATCGCAGTTGTTCAACCGTTGGCTGGTACTGTAGGTAAGAAGGTTTACGCAGACGCGTTTATGTTTGAGGCTGCGTCGTATGTTGGCGAGTACTTCGATGATGTAACGCAGGCACAGGAAAACAAGTACGTTAACCTAGGACTTACTCCTCTACCTATCCCTAAGATTACAGGGATGCAGTTAAATGCAGATGTTTCTATTGGTGGTCTTATTCTTAATACTATTGATGAGAATGGTGTTGTCTGGGTATGTACTGGAATTGATGGTTGGTGGAATCATCCTGAACCAGAGGTACGCGATATACCTAGAGGATATGGTGACGGCTCGTACGATGTTCGCGGAAGGTATCAAGCGCGTCAAATAACTCTTAATGGTGTTTTTCTAGTACCTGATCCTTCATACGTCCCAGCTGCGCGAGACAGGCTTATTAGAGAAACTGATTTAGTGTACGTTGGCGACTGGTTGCGCACTAACGAGAACCCTACCAAAGCGTCATATGTGCGTCTTAGCGGGCGCCCTGAGATTTCAACAGTGAACGCTAGAGGCAGGACAGAGTTCTCTATTGGTTTACGCGCGTCTGATCCATTGAAGTATGAATGGTACGAGAACCATGAGTTAGGTTATCGTTCAGTGCTAATACCAGCCCAGAATGCAGGAACTGCTGCGACTGGTAGAGGCACTGTAACTAATACTGGTAATGGCTATGCTCCAGTTATTCTTGAAGTAACTGGTCCTATAGTTGGGCCTGCATACATTCTTAACGAAACAACAGATGAGCTTATCACGATTATTTCTACTTTAAGAACTAATATAACTCGTACAGTGTCTAATAAAGTTTTAACTAATAATATTGTTACACTAACTACGACAGTAGCGCACGGGCTACAAGCAGGCGATTCCATAGTTGTATCAGCTATGGGGTCTGCTGTATTTAATGGTACTCGTGTTATTCTTTCAACTCCTACAACGACTACTTTTACATTTTCTTCTACTAGCGCTAACGTTCCTTCTGCTGCAGCGAGTGGTACTATCACTTTTGGTCCAGACATTCTTCAAATAGACACTAGGGATCACGAAGTTTCTTTTAATGGTGATACTGTTGGTAAGAGAAGTCTTATTGATGTTCTAGCAGAGTGGACGCTTCTTACTCCTGGAGATAACGTGTTTAGCTTCTATGATGAAGGTGCAGTAAACAGTACCGCTTCATTGTCAGTGTATTATCGTTCAGCTTGGCTTGGATAGGCGTATAATGACTACAAAGACGAATCTACTTAGCGAGGAATACATTTAATGGCTTTAAGTGATACGACTGCTCCTGTATATAGGTATTTTACTACTGATTTATTGTCTAATACTGTTTTAGCTGAGATACCTTTTCGCGGTGTTTCTTTTGAGCGTTCAATAAAAGCAGCGGGATCGTTTAGTGGTAATATTAACGTTATACCTGGGACTGCTTCTATGGATCTTTACGATAGTACTATGCCAGGTAAAACTGCGTTGTACATTATAAGAGACCAAGAGTGCGTGTGGGGCGGGATAATATGGAATCGTTCATATAATGTTGTTGAACGTGATTTGAGTGTTAGCGCATCTGAGTTCACTAGTTATTTTCACCATAGAAACATATGGAAGACTTGGTCGCACGATATAGGCGCGGATCTTGTCGTCTCTGGCGGCACAGTGACTGGTACTTTAATAAATCTAACATATGATTTTCCAATAGGTTCATCAGTTAAGATAGTTTTCCCGACTGCTAATATGTTCCAGTACAACGCTTACTATACTATTGCTACTTCTCCAACAAACGAGACTTTTACTGTAACTGGCACAACTATACCAAACGGGACGTATAAAGATGTAACAGTCTATTCTCGTGTAGATACGTATGACTTTGTTAGGCAGCTTCTTGATAACGTTCTTACAGATTTTGGAGATATTTCTTTTGCCAATGACGAGATAGCTCCTGGTACTGAGTCAAAGATAAGAATTCTTACTAAGAAAGTAGCAAGCGGAGTTGCTACGATAACTACTGATACAGCTCATAACATTATACCTAATCAAGTTGTTAGAATATACAATGTTGATTCTCAGTTAGATGGTACATGGCTGGTTACGTCTGTTCCGTCAACTACTTCTTTTACTTTTCAAGTAGCAGGCGGTAATGTTGCTCTTACTTCTATAACTAGCCCTTCAGGGTCTATTACCAAAAAGTCTATTGTAGATTTTGTTGGGACAATTACTACATCGGCTGCGCACGGGCTTGTTGCTGGCGATGTTGTAACTATATCTGGTGTAGATGGTGCATCAGTTAGCGTTATAAATAAGAAACTTGTAGATAACGTAGCAACTATTACTACATCTGCAGCTCATGGAGCAAATATCGAAGACAGTCTAACTGTTACAGGAGTAGATGCTACGTTTAACGGAATCTACCCTTCTGCTAAGGAAGTTACTACAAATACGATATCCTATGATCTAGAAGCACCCGACGTTGCTAGTACTGTTGTTTCAGGTGGTAACGCTGTTATTAACGTGTACTCCAGCGTGTTTAACGGAATTAAGGAAGTTGTTTCAGCTACTTCTACAACGTTTACAGTGTACGTTACTGATAGCGATATGGCTGAAGTTACTGTTTCTGGTAGCTATGCTAAGAACGCTACTGTTGTAGTTTTGTCTGGTGGATCATTCCCTTCTAATGCTGATATAGGCATGGTTTACTCCACAGAAGAATATAGTGGAAAAAGTATACCTAATAAGAATTATCGTGGATTTGAAATAAAATCTGTTGGTTCAGAGCTAGACGATTATTCTGATACAGTAAAGGGTTTTGAGTATCGCATTGATTGCGCTATCGAGTATGTTGGCGCTGCTCCAGTGTTTACTCGTACTTTTGTTCTTATACCTATTGACTTCCCTAGTCCTCCGGCTGCAGGAGAAGTTTCTCCACCGAGTCGTTATGGCGCTGATCAACTAGTTTTTGAGTACCCTGGTAGTATCATAGATGTTAACATGGAAGAATCTGCTGAAGATTCTGCTACTAGATTTTTTGTTACTGGTAACATCCCTGAGCAAGGTAACGATGTTAGTCAGCCTTACGCTGCTGCGACTGCGACAGACTTATTGTCTCTTGGTTGGCCTCTTTTAGATAAAGAAGAAAATAAAAACGACATATATGATGAAGATTTACTGTATTATCACGCAAAAAGGTATCTTATTGAGTCACGTCCACCTATTTCTGATATTAAAGTAAAAGTAAATGGATCACTTTCGCCTAAGGTTGGAGAGTATAGTCCAGGAGATTGGTGTTCTATAGCAGTGGATGATGAATTTATTCGCATGCGCCTTGCAAGTGATCTTGAAGTTCGCGACACTGTTATTGTTCGTAAAATCGAAGGTTACAGAGTAAATGTACCTGATTCTCCTAGTTTTCCAGAAGAAGTCGAGTTAACGCTAGTAGCAGAAGCGGAGGTTGACAGAGTTGGCCAGTAGACGTCGTAGACGAAAAAGTGTTGGTAAAGTAATTGTAAGTATAGAGGATAGACTTCGTCGTGTTGAAACGCGACCAGGTGCTCTTCGTCTAAAGAATAACGTTGTCACGTCTAAGAAACTTGGTTATAGAGCTGTTGTAACGAAGACTATCGCGGATAGCGCAGTTACACCTAAGGAAGCTGGTTTTGGTGTAAACTATGTTAGCGCAACAGACCCTGAAGCAGCGCTTCTAAAAGCTGGAGCAACTGTGACAAATCCAGGTGATGGTAGTACTAAAGTATGGAATGAAGATACTGGAGATTTTGTTAACTTTGCAGATCCTGTTGCGCAGGAAGCAGCAGAAAATGCACAATATGACGCGACTGCGGCTATTGCTTCTGCTGGCGGTAGAAATAGGATTTTTTATCAAACAACAGCCCCTACTAGTCCTATTAACGGTTACGCGTTAGTTACTGGTGATACTTGGTTTGATACTAGTGCAGACTATAAACTGTCAAAATGGAATGGGACTGCTTGGTCTGATGCTCCTCTAGGTGACGGAGCGTTTGCAAATATTAGTGTAACTAAACTTCTTGCTGGAAATATTGCAGCTGGTCAATACATACAGGCTGGTGCAAGTAACAGTTCAGCAAGAATTATTCTTGCCCCTGCGGCTGGTAGTTCTGGCGGATACAGCTGGGATGGTGGGTTAAGTATTTACTCTGGAGCTAGTACTAAGTCATTTTACGCTGATATGTCAGGAAACCTCACTCTTACAGGTGCAACTATTAAAAGTACTTCAAGTACTTCTGCAAGTCGCATTTCTATTACATCGTCTTCTTTTCAAATCTTTGAATACAGCTCGGGAGCCGACAAAAAACTAGTTAACTTTAGTACTTCTACAGGAGCTTTGTACTTTCTTAACGATAGTCTACGATTTGACTGGTCTAATCTTATAACTGGATCTGGCGCTACACAAATACTCGCTGCCCAGACTGACATCTATTATCGCGCTGTAGAAAATGATGGAACTTTTATTTCTGGAAGTACTAATGGATACATAAGACAACGTACTGAAAAAACTGGTGCTTCTTTCAGTAGTTTTCCTTGTGGCCCTGACCAGTATTTTCAAAGTTATGAAATAGTTCCAGCTACAATACCTGGTTTTTACCGCCCTCCTGGAGTAATTCTTACAAATAATCTTTTTGAGTATGGCAGAGCAGCTGCAGATGACACTGGCACTGGAGAAGGAGCAGCCAAGCACGCTGTGCATATTCAAGGACAAGTTGGTAATCATTTCACGCTTAGCAGCACGGTGTACGCTGTTAAAAGTATTAGAAATACTTACGTTATACCTTCATCAGTAAGCACGTCTGGTTTTTCAACGCACAGCGACGGCATTGTTGACGGAGAGATTTTACTACAGTACACACCGTAAAGAATAGGACATAAGTACAGATGACAATTAGCTCTAGAGTTGGTGGTGTGTGGAAAACAGTTTCTGCTATGCATGTGAGAGTTGGTGGTGTGTGGAAAACAGTTTCTGCTGGCCACGTGAGAGTTGGTGGTGTATGGAAAAACTTCTTTCCAGGTACGTTATCACCTTCAACAACGTTCCAAGTTGATATAACTTCTTCTACTAATGCGTCTACTGGCATTGTCACGCTTACTGGGATAAATTATCCATGGCTTAATGCTACCTATCTTACTTATTTTTTCGATGTGTCGTCTAACAACGGCGTGTCATGGTCTCTTCTTAGCACAGGTGCAATATCTAATCCTGTCACCAGTAACACAGCATCCTATGTTGTGACTCAAGCCGATGTTACTGCTAATGTTGATAACTTATATCGTTTTCGTGTTACTGGCTTTAACACCACGTACTCTACTCAAACAACATCAACTAGCGCAACTAACGTAACAATAAACGCAGCAAGAAACATTTCAGGTCTTTTTACCTCTCCAGATACTACTTTTGTCTATCTATTTTGGACACCAGGCGCGTATACATCAAGTTACAAAGTAGAGTATAAACTTTCAATTTCTGGGTCATACACTACCTATGATCACATAAATGAGACCGGTGTTGGGTTTACTACCGTCTCTGGCCTGTCTTCTGGAACTTCCTATGATTTTAGATTAACTCCGTATACTGGTGTTCGTATAAATAGTTCTTCTTCTAAAGGTTATTATGGTAATTCTAGTACTGTCTCGTCTACTACGCTTTCTCCTCCAGGTGATGTTACAAACGGGTATTCTTATTTAAGTGCCTCCCAGAGTAGTGGTTCTTCTACTAACGTGTCTACTATATATAATGCTGGTGCCAACTACGCTTTAGTCTTAGTGAGTACTGATGATTTTGTAAAAGATGGAAGTATTGTAACAATATCTGGAGCAACAGGCTCACAAAGTATTGTTAATGGAACGTACGTAACAATTAGAGGTCAAGATAGATCTACATTTTATATATACAATCCTTCAGGTACGTGGGGCTCTATACCTACTCAAAACTACGCCTCTGGTTGTACTGCCACATATAAGACTAGATCTACTCCGTATACTATTACATTGTCTTGGACCCCTGGAGCAAACACTACCGGGTATAGCTTATCTCTTTATCAAAGTGTTGGTGGCAGTTTTGCTACTGTCTCTTTAGGTGCAGTTAGTTCTTACTCTTTTACTAGTATTGGTGGGAACTATAATCTAAAAGATCAAATTTATTCTTTTTCTATAACACCTTATAATGGTGCTATAGCTGGTAATACGTATACTTTCTACAATCTTGCGCTAGAGCAGTCTGGTGGTGGAAATGTTTCTTTAAACACAAAAAGTGCGGTAAATACTACTTCTCCAAGTTTTGTTAAAGTTTCTGGGTATGGTACTTCTTCTTCCCCGTGGGAGGGCGATATTTACGCACTTACCCCGGGTTCATGGACGGTTAACGGTGACGGCTCAGCGGTTCTTGCGGTTCGTCTTATAGACTTTCTTGTTGACTCCGGGCAAGATTATCTTATTTCTAGCGGCTTCGGACAGTACAATTTTACTACAAGGGCGGAATCAGTTCCATCATTTTATAGTTACCAAATACCAAATGACTCTAACTACGGATCACCTTTGTATTTATCAACTATTGTGGCAAATGATAGCACACTTGACGCAGTATTTCCTGGCGACGCAGGGTACGGCGCAATTGCAAATGCAACGAGCGGAAGTATCAATAATCTTTATGGACCTACTAGTATTGCTGTTAACACCAGAAGTACTGCGTATATTATATGGAATATTACTAGAGCAAGTAATCGTCCTCCATACTGGCAGGGGTACTTTAGTAGATTTATTCCAGCAGTCTACGGTGGAAATGGCGTCTTTACCGTAAGTAATACTAACACTGCAGTATCTGCTTCTGCTACGACAGTGACTATGACTCAAACGGACGTTACAAAAGCTTCTTGGGTGTCTGCTTATATTTACGGTTATAACAACGGTGTTATCTCTTCAGATTATCAGAATGGTTTTGAGTATGCTGCTGCAGATCCTGTAGCTCCTACATTTACTGTTACAGATTTCTATCTACAATATAGTAGTAATACGCTTTATATGTGGAAAATAGCTGATACGTACACTAATACTCATTATATAGTTATAGCGTTAGACCGCTATGTTGGCGGGGTATATCAGAATACTTACTATCAATATTTTCTTCCATATGTTTATACAGTTACGAGTAATTTAACTGGATACCCAAATAACCCATCTAACTCATTAAAATACGCTTGGGATCTCAGCTCGTACCCTTCAGGGTCATACTACGCTTACTTGAACGTATACAATTTTAACTACGGATTGGGAACATTTTCCGCTGCCTACACTTGGGCTAGTGGTTCTAATCCAATTGTTATATAGCGCTAATAGAAGTAATTACTAAAATAAATAAGGAGGATGCTATATATGAATAATGAAGACAGAGTCAAAGCTATACTTTTTCGTATAAATCTTCTAGAGTATAAAAAGTCTATAATTACCGAATTGATCGCTAACCGCACGGACACGGCGAGGGCTCTAAGTCTTATAACTAGCTTTGAGGATAGAGTAGACACTCTCAATAATGAACTAGAAAAGATATTAGAAGAGGAGCACGTAAATGTCTATGATATTAGTAAAAGTGTGCGTCTTATAAACAATGATCCTATGCTGGATGCAGAAATTTCTCTGGCACTGCTACCGTCTAGCGGTGAAGCTTTAGGTCATGGTCTGCCTACTGAAGTATTTTTAGAAGAGCATGAAAGACGTGAGATTCCACAAGATGTATGATATAGTAATAATAACTTTAACATTATAGATCTATTATAAAGATACAGGAGAAAAAATGACAGTCCATGATTATAGTATCAGTAAAGAAGACAAGCTAGCATTAATAGACTCACACGTAAGACAGATCGAAATTTCTAGGTACACTTCTCAGTTAATAATTCTTGAACAAGAAGCATTAGAAACCGCTGAACCAAACGCTATTGCTCGTGCCACAGCACAGATTGCTGATTGTGACGCTCAGTTAGCAGCTCTTAGCGCTCAAAGAACAGCAGTAAACGCAGAGTAATCTGCAAAACTAAGCAATAACTACTAATCTAGAACGGATGACACAGAGATGGAAAACACTAAGCAAGAGCTCATGTTACTAGCTCTTCAACAGCGCATAGGAGAGATCACTGCTAACTACGAGGTTCAAATAGCCTCATTACGGGCAGACTTAACGCAGATGATGAAGATAGATGAAGCGGTAAATACTACCGCAGATACCGACACGTTGTAGCAAAAAAGTGATAATATACGACACGTATAAAAACGCAACGACGCTGAGGAGACTATCTCTTGTTTGAAGTTAAAGATAACACTAGAACTTTAAAGTTTAGTGGCAAGCTCCTAAGTGAGTCGTCTTCCTGGCGCCGTGGTTCTAATCGTTGGATAGAATTTTCACTGTATAAAACTGACAATGGCTCTTATATATTGTCCAGAATAGGCGTATCACTGATATTTCACGGAGCAGCTTGTCCTTTAGTTAAAAGGTATGGCTTAAGTGAAGTAAATGCTTCAATACTAAGCAAAGACGCTATCCCTTGCGAAGAGTGCGAGCCTTCTAAAAGCGCTGTTCTTGTTTTCCCAGAAAAGTATCGTCACTGGGCACAAGTAAGTGATGACCCTAACGCTGTCTTAGACGCCTTGTACAAATACGATCAAGGGGGAGCTCGCTATCTAACTAAAGTAGCAGACCGTCTTCTTGAAGTTGCTGCCGATGAGGATAAAGGAATAGAATCTGTCTATAGAATAGAGCTTATTCCCTAAACTTGCTTTTTGTTATATAATAAAATAATAGGTACAAAGAGACGAAGGACGATACTAGTATGTTTGTTGTTATTGAAGGCACAGACGCCAGCGGCAAGACGTCTTTAATATCTGCAATAAAAGACGAAATATCACTACGGTACCCTTTAAGTAGCGTTCAGTCATTTCATAAAGGACGTCCCTTAGAAGAAACGCGTCGATGGGTGCTAAACGACTATGTTCTTTCTATTGAAAAAGACAATTGGACAAAAGAGCACGCAATATCAGACAGGTGGCACTGGGGTGAAATTACGTATGCGCCACTAAAACGCTCACATACTGACAAGGACGGCTACGGTCTATTAGGAAAGGCTGGGTGGCGCTGGGTTGAACTCTTTTTGCAATCCCGAGGTATTTCACAGTTCTGGCTTTATCAGCCCTTAGAAGTGATTCAAGAACGTTTGCAGTTTCGCGGTGACGATTTTGTAGCATCTTACGAGTTAAAAGAGATACTAGACCAGTACATGATTGCTGGTGAAGTATCGTGCTCTACAGAGAAAATACAACCTGAAAAAGATAGCATTGATCAGATACCAAGTATTGCTAAAAGTATTGTTGATATTGCAGAAAGAAAAGCCACTATTGTAAAAGAAAAAAGAATGGATCTGTTCCCTGAATATATAGGATCGCTTACTCCGTCGACTATCCTGGTTGGAGATAGAAGAAACATTACTAAAAAACATGGAGAAGAAACTATTCTGCCGTTCATGCCTGTTGACAACAATTCTGGTGAATTTTTATTAAATTCGCTTCCAAGTGCCTTTTGGAAGAACATCGGAATAGTAAACGTTAACGACACGCAACAACCATTTGACGAGTTATGGACGTGTCTTGGCCGACCAAAAGTTATTGCGCTTGGTAGACTTGCTGAGAAGACTCTTCTTGCTCATAAAGTTAAACCGTGCGCAGTCTTACCTCACCCGCAATATGTGAAAAGATTTCACCATAAGGATATAGAAGAATATGGTCGTGCTATAGAAAGAAACGCGTCTAGCGACAATAGTGTAGAAGGAGACAAATGGATACTGCGATAATAGATATACAAGACGGGGTCAATGGTTACGTCGATCTTGTAAAACACGTTCTAAATAATGGAGTAGAAGTAGCTCCTCGTGGAATGAAGACATTAGAAATAGAAGATGCTGTTATTCGCATAGCAGACGTGTTTAATACTCTACCTTTAGGCGTTGGCAGAGGCACAGTTGCTGGTATTGGTGCAGTTGAAGCTTGTCAGCTTATTGGTGGAGTTAGCGAACCTAGTCTTGTTATTGCTATAGGACCACAGTTTAAGAACTACACTGAGGACAATGGACTGTTTCATGGCGCGTATGGTTTAAGAACTAAGGGACAGTACAACGAAATAATCTCTCGTCTAAAAGACGATCCAGACTCACGCCAAGGCGTAGTTACTATATGGAACCCTGAGCTTGATCTTCTTGCTAAAAAGCGTGATTACCCGTGCACAATACTTCATCAGTTTAGAATACGCGACAATAAATTAAATATGAGTGTTTACATGCGCTCTAATGATGTATGGCTTGGAGCAGCATACGATTTCTTTCAATTTACTCGCGTACAAATAGCTATGGCTTCTGTTCTAGGAATAGAACCTGGTAAGTACACTCATCACGTAGGGTCACTTCATATATACGAACAGCACTATCAATCTGCAACTAAGTTAGCGCACACTGATAAATACGAGAATATACCTTCTCTTACTGGATCTACGTGGAAAGAAGTAGAAATAAAAGCTAGAGAAGCACTGTCCTTTTCGAAAAAGGACGGAGAGTATCTTACGTTTATTGATAGCGATACGCGATGGTACGCTCTTGCGATGCAGAACGCTATTGCTAAGAACGAGGCAAAAAATGGAAAATAAAGATAACGAAGAAGCAAAAGAGTATACTAGTCCTCTTCGTGACGCTACTGTGCAACTGCACGAGATGTACGTTGAGCTCTGCAAGTCTGGTTTTTCACGCAAGGAAAGCTTGACAATTATTTCTAAGGTAGTAGTTGCTTCTATGGCGTATGGCCCGGATGATTTTCATGAGTAGACCATCTTGGGATGAAGTGTGGATGCAAGTAGCTGAGTCTATTGCAGCTCGTTCGCGCTGTAGTCGTGCACAAATCGGTGCGGTGATAGTTTCTAAGGATCAAAGAGTTAGCTCTACTGGCTACAATGGACCTGCTGCTTGTTTGCCAGTTGAAGGAGACTGCGTAAACTGGTGCCCGCGTGCGCAAGGGGTTGTTCCTCTTGATAACACGTATGACTCGTGCCCTTCGATACACTCAGAGGCAAACGCGCTTCTCTACGTTGATAGATCTCGTATAGAAGGCGGAACTATTTATATTACAGATGTACCATGTTTTCAATGCGCTAAACTAGTTTCTAACTCAGGTATAAAAAGAGTGGTTACAAAAATTAGTGGAACTGCTTCGTACAGGAGACCAGAGCTCACAATTGACTACTTTAAAAACTGTGGCATAGACGTAACTATAGTAGAGGACAACTATGCCAAATGAAGGATTAGGTGAGATTCAGTTACATTTAGTCGACAGTGCTGATAAGGCGCGTGACTTTATATCGTGGCTAGGAGAACGTCGTCCATATAATGCTATTGCAATTGACACAGAAACTGGAGAGCTTCCTGGCAGAGATCGTGCTGATGCTCTTTCTCCTTGGCATGGTCAACTACGTCTTGTACAAGTAGGAGACGGTAAACAATCTTGGGCAATGTCTTGGTCAGAGTGGGCTGGTGTTTTCTATGAAGCAATGGACAAGTTCGATGGTCCAATAGTTTGTCATAACATTGCATTTGAAGCACGATGGTTTGACGTTCATTCTCGTTGGAAAATTCCTTGGCACAGGGCGCACGACACAATGATTATGGCACACATCATAGATCCACTTGGCTCTGGAGCGCTTAAGCGTCTTGCTGCTTTGCATGTTGATAGTCGTGCTGTAGCGCTTCAAGAAACTCTTGATACTGAACTTGCTAAAAATGGTTGGACATGGGGAACTGTTCCAACTAACTTTGAACCTTATTGGGCTTATGGTGCACTTGACTGCGTTCTTACTATGAGAATATGGGAAATGTTCTATAAAAAATGTGGTCCTGAAGGTCCGTATAACAAAGCGTACGAACTTGAAATGGCAGCTAGACGAATTGTTACGCGTATGGAAATAAACGGAGCTAGAATAGATCTCGACTACTCTAAAAAGAAATTTGATGAGCTAACTGCCTACACTGAACAAGTTAAGGAGTGGTCACGACAAAAATACGGTGGAGTTTCGATAACAAGCAACGTACAACTTGTTCGTCTATTTGAAAGCCTAGGTGCGGATATTGACGAATACACTCCTTCTGGACAGAAATCAGCAAGTAAAGATCAGTTAAAACTTCTTTCTATTCAAGGAAATCATGAAGTAAAAATGCTAGCAGAAACTGTTCTAAAGCAGCGTAAGGCTGATAAGCTAGCTAATACGTATTTTGCCAACTTTATCAATGACAACGTTAATGGTTTTGTGCATCCTTCAGTAAAAACACTAGGTGCACGCACAAGCCGTATGTCTATACAAAATCCAGCTCTTCAAACACTGCCTAAAGGCGATGATACTGTACGGACTGCGTTTATTCCTAAAGACGAGGATCACGTAATTATTACGTCCGACCTTGACCAAGTAGAATTTAGAATGTTTGCTAGTCTATCTAGTGATCCAAATCTTATTACTCTATTTAATCGAGCTGACGCAACGGGGTCAGATCCTTTCACTGAAATTGGTCGCGAGATCTATAATGATCCAAGCATGCAGCGTTCTGATAAAAGAAGAAATCTTATTAAAGGAACAGTGTATGGTCGTCTTTACGGAGCTGGCGTAGCAAAACAAGCGCTAACTGCTGGTGTTGCTGAGCCGCAGATGCGCTCTGTGTCAGATGCGTTTGATACTCGTTTTCCTGGAATGGCGCTATTTCAAAAGCAAATAGAAGATGCTGGTATGCGTCGTTTACGAGCTGAAGGCCAAGGTTACGTGTATACTTGGACTGGTAGGCGTCTTCCTTGTGATGAAGATCGCGCTTACACTCTTGTTAACTACCTAATTCAAGGAGGCGCGGCTGAAATTTTTAAGTCTAATCTTGTTAAGTTAGATCAAGCAGATTTAACAGAACTTTTAATTGTGCCAGTGCATGATGAAATTGTTCTTAATGCTCCGAGAAAAGACGCTATAGAAATTATGCAGACTGTTAAAGAGTGTATGACAACTACAGAAGGCTGGGCTGTCCCACTTACTGCTGGGATTGACGGACCAATGGAGACGTGGGGAGATAAGTACCGATGAAGTTTATTTTATCTGTAGACCCAGGTAAGGCTAGCGGAATTGCGCTTATAGAATTAGAGCGCGGTGAAGAACCTAAACTTCTATGGTCTGGTGAATATCAAATGCGTGAGTACGCTAAGCCTATTCGTGATGCAATTGAACATGCTCGTAACAATAATATTCATCTTGATGTTGTGTGCGAGAGATTTATTATCAACGCGCAAACTGTTCGTAACACGCAGGCACCGTACTCTTTAGAGCAGATCGGGATACTTAAGCATCTTATGTTAGATGGCGATTTAGATCCTGATTCACTTACTTTTCAGTCTCCTGCAGACGCTAAGAAAATGTTCCCTAACCCTGCATTAAAGAAATTAGACTACTGGTTTGTTGGCGGAGAAGGTCACGCTCTTGACGCGATACGGCATGGACTACTTAGGGCGATAAAGCTAGGTTGGTCACCAAAGAGGCTGCTTCAGTAAAAAAACTACATACTAAGTCAAAATAAAATTACTTTTCTGCAGTTTCCTGTTAGTATGGCAAAATAACGACGAAAGGACGTCTTGCTGTGAACGTTTTAGTCGAACTCGACGAATCGAGCAAGCACATAATAATCAACGCCGAGTGGCGTTTTAAGGAATTATGTAAAAGCATACCTGGCGCAAAGTGGGATACAAAAACACAAGTATGGAGCGTACCTACGTCTTGGGCAACGTGCCTAGCACTTCGTTCTACGTTTAAGACAAGCCTTGAAATTGGCCCTAGATTGACTGACTGGGCAACTAATGAAGTAACTACGCGTATTACCCCAGCCAATGCGCTTCGTGACATAGAAACCCTTGATGAGGGCAATGAAGACCTGTACCCACACCAACGCGCTGGAGTAAAATTTCTATCAGTAGCAAGACGAGCTCTACTAGCAGATGAACCTGGATTAGGTAAAACTGCACAGGCAATTAGAGCGCTAAAAGAACTTCAAGATAAAGGCGAAGAAGTTTTTCCTGCGCTAATCGTTTGCCCTAATACTCTTAAGAAAAACTGGAAACGTGAATTCGCCATGTGGTGGCCTGAAGTAAACGTGACAGTAATAAAAGGATCCGCTGGGCAAAGGCGCAAGCAGTTTGAAGAAGACTCGCAAGTATTCGCCATAAACTGGGAATCTCTACGCGCACATTCTAGACTTTCTCCATACGGCTCTATTGCATTAGCTAGATGTATAGAGTGCGGCGGCCATGACGACAAAGTTACAGAAAATCGCTGCGAGGTTCATAAGCGAGAACTCAACATGATTGATTTTAAGTCTGTAGTTGCAGACGAAATCCATCGCTCGAAGGAGCCCAAGTCTAAGCAATCTCGTGCCCTATGGGCTGCAACAGGTGATGCAGATATTCGCTTCGCGTTAACGGGAACACCTATCGCAAACAACGTGCTAGATCTATGGTCAATCCTTCACTGGTTGTCACCTGAAGAGTGGCCAAGCAAGACACGTTGGGTTGACCGTATGGTAAATGTAATGCTAAATGCTTTTGGTGGCATGATGGTTCTTGGCGTAAAACCGCACATGGAAGAAGAATTCTATGCAACTGTAAATCCTAGAATGAGGCGCATGCTAAAAGCTCGTGTGCTTCCTTGGCTACCAGAAATGCTATTTGAGCGTAGAGATACTGAAATGTCTACAAAACAAGAAAAAGCTTATAAGCAAATGCGCGACACTATGATAGCAGAACTAGAATCTGGAGATGCACTAACAGCACCAAGTGCATTAACGCAAACGATAAGACTTCTTCAATTCGCCAGTTCGTACGCAACAATGGACGTAAATGAAGACACCGGTGAAATGCGCGCAATACTTTCTGGCCCATCATGCAAAGTTGACGCTCTAATGAACGATATATCTAACGGAGACTTTGGAAATGACTCTGTCGCAGTATGCGCAGTTTCTCGACAACTTATTGAACTTTTAAGCGAGGAGCTAACTAAAGCAAAAATAGAACATGGATTAATCACTGGGGCTCAAGATGAAGACGAACGTCAACAAGCAATTGACGATTTTCAGTCTGGCAGAATTAAATGGATTCTGTTTACTGCGCAAGCTGGTGGTGTCGGAGTGACGCTCACTGCTGCTCGCCGTCTTGTCATGCTACAACGTCCATGGTCACTAGTAGATTACAAGCAAGCATTAGATCGTGTTCACCGTATTGGGTCAGAGATACACGATTCAGTTATGATCACTGACTACGTTACTGAAGGAACTATTGAAGAACGCGTAATTCAGGTCCTTGAAACTAAGGCTGATAACTTTGAACAAATAGTTAAAGATAAGGATAAACTTATCTTACTTCTAAAAGACGATAAGGCAGGAAAACTATGATAGAACCACTTAGAATATCAAATTCAGAAATTCAAACTTACAAGGACTGTAAGAGAAAATGGTGGTTAAGTTACTATCGCCGTTTACAGCCAAAAAGCAAACAAATGACTGGCGCTCTTGCTTTAGGTTCTAGAATTCACGAAGCTCTTGATATGTATTACTCTAAGGAAATACCTCTTTTAGAAGCACACGCGCAATTGATACGCCAAGATCACGCTACTCTTGAATTAGAAAATCGTGATACTTACGATCTTGACTCTGAAGCAGAGCTTGGACGCATAATGCTTGAAGGATACCTTCAGTGGGTAGAAGAAAATGGAATTGATGCAGAATTAGAAATGATTTCAACAGAAGAAGTTATTTCAATGCCACTACTCGATGGAAAAGTAGAGCTACAAGGTAAGATAGATATGCGTGTCCGTCGAAAAGGTGATGGCGTGCGTATGTTTAGAGACTTTAAGACTGTCGGTGGATCATTCACTGATTTTACTTCAATGGCGCACATGAACGAACAGATTCTTACGTACATGATGCTGGAGACTGCACAAAATAAAGAAGGCGAAAGATCAGAAGGCGGCATATTCACTATGCTTAAGAAAGTAAAAAGGTCTGCTAATGCTAGACCTCCTTTCTACGAGCAAATGGAAGTACGTCATAACGTATTTGCGCTTCGCTCATTCTGGCAAAGAATTCACGGTACTCTTGCAGACATGCTAAACTCTAGGGAGATGCTAGACAAAGGCTCTGATCATCGCTTTGTAGTCTACCCTAGACCTAGCAGAGACTGCAAATGGAAATGCCAATTTTTCTCTATATGTCCAATGTTTGACGATGGAAGTGCGGCAGAGGCAGCAATTGAAGACGCTTTTGAATCTGCAGATCCGTATGCTTACTACGGGAACGAAGAGAAAAAAGGTGGTACTGAATAATGTTAAACAGATACTACAAACTGCAAAAAGAGATGAAAGGAATAAGTGATGTCTGACGTACAACGTTCGTTGACAATCATGGTGTATGGCGAATCAAAGGTTGGTAAGTCAACATTTGCAGTCACCGCACCGTATCCACGTCTCATGCTTGACGTTGAGGGTGGGCATAGGTTTTTGCCTATCACAGTTAAGTACTGGGACCCAATTAGAGAAGAACCGCCAGTTGCTGATGGCACTTGGGACACTGTAGTCGTAAACGTTCGCGACTACGATGTAGTTCTTAAAACGTTCCAATGGTTGCAAACTGGAAAACACCAGTTCAAATCTCTTATCATCGATTCTATCTCTGAACTTCAAGTGAAGTGCATGGATTCAATTGCTGGTACTGAGCAAATGAAAATGCAGCAATGGGGCGAGTTGCTTCGTCACATGGGAGCGCTATTGCGTGATCTACGTGACCTTACAATGCACCCTACACAGCCGTTAGAAGCCGTTGTACTAACTGCTATGGCACGTCCGAGTGGAGATGGCCGTTCGCGCCCGTATCTACAAGGACAGCTCGCAATTCAAGCTCCTTATTTTTACGACATTTTAGGAGCAATAACTGTAGAGCAGATGCCTAACCCTGATCCTCTTCATCCTCCGTACAAAGTTCGTCGTATGTATGTAGAACGCACTGCAGAATACGAAGCTGGAGAACGCGTGCAAGGAAGACTTGGAAAAATAGTCGAGCAAGAAGATCTAGGAATAGAGCGCATGCTTGATATGGTTTTTGGCCCTAAACCCGAAGTTAAAAACAAGAAATAACAATAGAGAAAGGTATACATAGTGAGTACACTTAATTGGGGCGATCTTGTAAAAGACGCTGGAGAAGGCACTAGTTTCGAACCACTGCCAGATGGCGACTATGATCTTACGATTGTTGAAGCTGTTGCAAAGGTTTCGCAATCTGGTAAGACAATGTTTGCTGTAAAGGCACAAGTGCAAAATGGAGCACATTCTAAGCGTCTGGTCTGGGATAACCTTGTTGTTACTCCAGATAACTCTTCTGCTCTTGGAATGTTTTTCCGTAAGATGGGTGCTTTAGGCTTAGGACGTGACTTCTTTGCGTCAAGCCCATCTAACGCTCAAATAGAGCAGGCAATGCAAGGACGCTCCTTTCGCGCACAAATTGGATCTCGTGTATGGCAAGGACAAAAGAAGAACGAAATTAAAATGTATTTTCCAGCAGGGGCAGCGTCTGCAGCTGATTCTTTTGCAGCGCCTGCACCAGCGCCTGCACCAGCGCCTGCACCAGCGCCTGCACCAGCGCCTGCACCAGCGCCTGCACGCGCTGAGGAACCGGCACTTGCAGCTCCTCCAGCATCACCGTTCTAAATAACTCATTGAGTTAGTCTGGTTCGTCATCTGTTGTAGTGACAGATGGCGTTCCAGATCAACTTAAAGAAGAAAGAAGGTAGTAAGTGAAAATTCTTATGAGTGGGTTTACTGCTTTACAAATAAACACTGAAAGACGCACTATACAAAAGATAGATGTGCCAGCATCTATCGTTAAAGCACTACGTGAATCAGGGCATGAAGTAGACTGGAGAAAAATTACTCCAGGTGAAGATCTATCTTCTTATGATGTTTTATGGATAAATCTTGCTCCACTAAATTCTTTAAATGGCCGACAAGGAGCTATGGGAGCGCTTTATGCGCTGTCGTCTGGTATACCTTGCGTAGGATTTTTTGACGACTGGCAATTTAATACTGTATTCAATGGTGCGCGTGCTCTTATGAGAAAACCAGCAATGCTTTACAAACATTTACTTGTTGGAACAGACCATCGCGGTGACGAAGGTGCTACGTACTTTAGCAGAGAAGATATAGAAGCAGCACTAGAACGTGTTAGAGAGCTCAACCCTGACGCTGCTAAAAAGTGTTACATAGAACGTTACTACATGATGGACAACGACGAAAATGTAAAACCTTATGAAAAACGCTTAGTGCAGTCTGCAATAGATCTCCTTGCTGCCCGCTGGGAAGCTGGTATGGTGCCTGTGTGCCCTATGTACTCGTTTGGTGACAGATCAGTAGTGCGTAAACGTATGCCAAAAGAAGTTGGACCTATAGAAGCTCTTGACCCAACGCCAACTGTTATTCCTTCTCTTCAGGCAGTAATAGAAAATGCGCCAGACGCTAAAAAGAAAGCATGGGTGCTTGGAGCGCTAATGCCACATGATACTTGGCTAGAAAAGAAAAACTTTAATTGGCCAGTTGAAATAGTTGGAAGTAGAAAGCTTATTAAAAAGCTCGGTGGACAGCGATTTGATACGGAGCAAGACGTTCTTGAGTTCTACAATAGACACTGGGGAATTCTTTCGCCACCGTATCCTCACGCGGGTTCAGGCTGGTGGCGCAGCAGATTTTTATACGCTGCTCATGTTGGTTCTGTTCTTGTTACTGATAAAGGCGAAGGAGATCCTCTAGGAGACTCATATAAACTTACAATATCAGATGTAGAGAAGATGAATGAGACGCAGTTACACGAAGCTGCAATGGCTCAACGCGCGGCGCTTTCAAAATACATACCAACCTATGAAAGTTTTGTAGAGCACTGCAATCGTATTGTTCAACGCGCAGCACTAGAAGATAAAGGATTAGAGCTAAACGCAGACGGGACTGTCGCATGAGTAAAGTACTAGTCACTGGGATGTCAGCGCCTCATACGTCTAAGGACGCGAATACCAGGTCTCTTTCTTTTGCGGGTGCAATAGTTAAAGTTCTCGAGGAACAAGGACACATAGTAATTCAAGAAGACCCAGACGTTTCATGGAATAGTAAAGACTTAGAAGAATACGATTCTGTACTAGTAGGCATAAGCCCTTTAACTAGCTTAAGCGCTAACAGAGTGTATGGAGCTCTTAGCGTAATTGACGTTATGCTAAAGTCTCCAAAACTTAGGCTACTTATTGACGCTCCAGAGCCTACGCGCATTACTTCTAGCTTAAAAGCAATAAGCAAAACTCCAGACAATTTAACTAAGCCTTTCTATTCGTACAGAAAAAGCTTTTCTTACGCGACGCAGCCAACTGTGTTAGACAGTCTCATAGATGTTATAGATTACTTAATAACCGAGAAATGGCCAGTAACGCTGTACCCTTCTCTTCCATGGGGTGACATAGAATCTGTTAAAAAACAATTACCAGAACTAGCTAGAGATTCACTTATGGCTGTAAATATTGACTCGTATTTACTATCTAATCAAGATGTTATAGAGATAGAAAGAAGAGAAAAATGGGTAGTAGAAAACTATTCTACTCCATGGATAAAGTCTACTGCAGCAACATTAGCGAATCCTACTGTGCCAATGAAATGGCACAAGGGCTGGACTGACGCGCAAGTGCTTGCGCAAATAGCGAGTGGAATAGGCGCACTTATTACTCCTCATCAAAACGGAACATGGTGGAGTTACAGAATACCGCAGTGTCTTAATTCTCTTACTCCTATTGCTACCAATTGGCAAGAAAGCAGTGTACTAGGAGACTCGTGGATGTATCTTGCAGCAAGAATAGAAGATCTTTCTGAAGAAGATAGAGTAGCACTTGCGTACCAGCAGAGAGAAGCATACGTAAAAAGTATGCCATCAAGAAGAGATGCTGCAGTAGAACTGCATAACGCTCTTGGCTTATATAGTAAGAAAGGAACAAAATAGCATGGGAATACTTTTTAATACATGGTTAGAAAAAACAAAAGATCTACAAAAAAGCGTGTATCGAATTGACTATGAAAAACTAGAAGGTGACACGCCTGAAAATATAAGAAACTTAGTCGAGTACATGCGCTGGAATATGCTAGCCATTGACGATGAGCTGGCAGAGATGCGTCAAGCAATCTCATGGAAGCCATGGCAGCATGACGATCCGTATGCTGATAGAGAAGAAATTATAAAAGAAGCTGTTGATGTTCTTCATTTTGTTGCAAATATCATCGTTGCGGCCGGAGGAACAGACGAAGTACTAGACGCATTTTACGTAGAAAAAATGGAAAAAAATAGAAAACGTCAACTAGATGGGTACAAAGTAAAAGAAGTAGGAGTAAAATGTCGCATGTGCACGCGCGCTATAGATGATATTGGCGTGGGCACAGAAAGCGATTTATGCGCTAAATGCGCTCCAGAGAAGAAAGAAGGATAACTTACATGCCTGAAGTAAATTATGAGTGGGTGCGCTCTCAAATGCAAGAAGCACGAGTAAAAGTTGGAGTAGGCAACGCTCTTCTTAAATTGCTAGAAACATGGGAAAAAATAAATATTTCACCGCAAGGTGCAAAAGAAGTAGTTAACTTATTCTCTCAACTAGCGCTAACTCACTCAGTTGTTCCAGAGAAAAAAGATGAGAAATGGGAAGACGCTAGACCAGGGTTTATAAGTGTTGGTGATGAAGTACGTGTTAAGAACGATGCGTATGACGGTTCAACTGGCGTACTTCACAATGGTAGACGTGGAAAAGTTGTAGGAGTTCGTTTTGGAGATATCATTGTTAAATCTACAGATGATAAACTTCCAATACTAGACGGCTCGCACTACTCTCCTCACCAAATACAGAAAAGAATAAGCTAGTGAGATCCACAGTGCAATTTACTGTAACTGGTAAAAATGTAAAAGAAATAGTGTCTAATGCGACCACTAGATGGAAAAAATACATTAATGATGACAGTGCAGATCTCCCGTACGACACCGAGCTACAAGTTAGCGATGTAGATGGCACGTTAGAAAGTGATATGGTAGCTAAAGTAACAATACGAGCAAAAATGGAAGAGGCACAGTAAGATGTCATCTGAAGAACCAGTAAAGTACAGGGTAGAAGCTTTAAGAGAAGCAGCAAAAATTATCTCTGGTGAAAGAGACATACAGTACGGCGGCCCTGAAGAAAACTTTGATCGAATAGCAAAGATTTGGTCTGTTATACTCGGTTCTGCTGTCACTAGTGAAGATGTAGCTATGATGATGATTGGACTAAAGGTAGCACGATACGCTTCTAAGTCAGGGTTCCAAGGTGACACTTGGATAGATGTAGCTGGCTACGCCGGATGCGGATACGAAGTAGGCATGATCTTCTTAGAAAAACAAGCCAACATTTCTTCTTAGTTTACCACTCATTCCGCGCGTTAGTAGTATAGGGTTAGAATACGTACTATACGAAAGGCGTGTTCTTTGAGTAAGCTAAGTTTCATAGACTGTAACGGTCTTGCCGCTTTCATGAGTCTTGGCTTTGTTCAAAATGACATGGAGATGATGCTTCGTACAGGCACTCTCGACTTTGGAAATGTTGTAGCTCAAAATAATCGACATCTTCTTGGAAACAATTGGTCAAGTTACTTTTCTGAAGATCCTAATGAGTGGCCTTTACAGAAAGCAGATATTGTTCTCGGGTGTCCTCCTTGCTCTGGTTGGTCAGTCTGGTCTGGTCCCGCTAATAGAGGACCTGACTCAAAGGCGCACGAGCATACCGTGGCGTTCATGAAGTACGCTGGACGGGTAAAGCCTCGCGCCATTGTTTTCGAGTGTGTACAACAGGCATACAATCAAGGAAGAGACGCTATGCTTAAGTACCGAAGCATGGTAGAAGAGATATCAGGTAAAAAATACGATCTTTACCACATAAAAGAAAATAATCTACAAGTTGGTGGATTTTCGTACAGACCAAGGTACTTCTGGGTAGCAGTAGAAACTGGTCTAAAGTTGTCAATACCTCTTAACGAACCAGAAGAGCTCCCAAGAATAATGGATATTATTGGAGATCTTGCTAAACTGCCTCATACATGGAATAAGCAACGGTACACTTCTCCTTCTTCAAAGTGGGTAAAGCACTTAATCTCAAAGGACGGGTTTGTTGACGGCCACATTGGGGTTGAGAACATACACGCGCAAAGAGTGCAAGAGGTGTTTGACATTATTGGAAATGAAGGTTGGGAAGGAAACGGAGATCTTGGCGGGGCTCTTAAAAAAGCAGTAGAACTTAATAATGGAGAATTTCCTCAGAAGTGGATTGATATTTCTCCTCGCGTTATTAGAAAAAACTTTAAGCTTGGATTCTCACAGCCGTATCGCTGGAAGGAAGATCACTGGTGCAACGTTCTTACAGGATCAGCTCTTGAGCATGTTGTTCACCCTACTGAACCAAGATTGATAACGCACAGAGAATCAGCGCGTATGCAAGGTCTTCCTGATGAATGGAATATTTCAGAATCCCGTGACTACAGCGCTCTTCGTGCGGTATGGGGCAAGGCGGTACCCGTACAAGCCGCCTCGTGGCTCGCTAAGGGCATAAAAGATTCTTTGAATGGTAATCCTCAAGGAGATGACGCGGTTCTTATAGGTGACAGAGAGTATCTTATAGAGACTGATAAAGGTTTCTCACGCCATGCGGTGAAGAAAAGATGGTATTCATTGGAAGATAAGACTGGTGTTGTATGAGTACAGAAGACTTTGAAGACGAAGAATATCAAGAAGAAGAGTTTGTCCCGGTGTGTGAAAAATGTTGGATAGACAACAACAGTTTCTGGGAGCCAGAAAGCGTTAGCCAAGATGGTAAATTAGTTTCTCGTTTGATAGGCGTAAAAGTGCCTATGGAGCTGTCGCCAGAGGTAAATGAATGCTACTCTTGCGGAGAAGTAACAGTTGTTGGAATATACACTTCTAATATGGATATACTTCAACATTACGCAGATATAATAGACGAAGAAGATGACTTGTGATATTATAGAACAAACACGCAAAGACAAAAGGACGGAAGATACAACTAATGCAAACGTTTCTATCGCAAACTAGCTCATTCAAGCACATAGCAAAAGAACTTGATAATAAGCGCTTAAACAAACAAACTTTAGAAGGATGGCAAATTCTTCTTGCAATAACTAAGTTAGACCCACAAGGTAACTACAGAGACCCTAAGGGTTGGGCAAATCATCCAGCCACGAAGATGTGGAGAGGACACGAGACTGCGCTTGTTTCTTATCTTTCAGCCACGTACTTTGAATGGATTAGCCGAGGCTTCAAATCTTCTATGCTTGGTAAAATATATAAAACATACGATATTGCTGTTATGTCTGGTTCTATATCGCAAAGTCTTACTCTTCCTAGTTGGATGCAAGACACAGAAAAATACGAAGAGCTTGCTTCTACTCATAGGGTAGCGCTATTATATAAAAATTATGAATGGTACTCTAAGTTTAACTGGAAAGAAGATACTGGAGAGAAACCAAAGTACTATCAGTATCTGTGGCCAGACGCACAAGGAGACATGTACTTAGGCACGTATAACGCTGCATAACTAGCTTTTAGTTAAAAACACAGCGTCTCTACAGTGATTAGAGACACTTTCACTAGCATGCTAGGGTAGTAACACGTTGTAAAAAATTGCTCTATACCGTACATTCTATTTCTACTCGATATACAATGGTCCTTACTGGCGTAAGGAGCATAGCTGTGAAAGACTCGCGTATAGGCGAACTTTTGTGGAAAGAATGGACTGGAGAAGGGCATGAACCTCTTCACGATACTTCTACTATCTTTTTTACAGAAGAACATGTTGATATTGAAAATGAGGTAATTAGACGCGCCTTAGCCTCTGCAATACAAAGAGACGGAGTATTTTCATCTCTTGGAGAAAGCTTTTCTTCTTTAGACAAATCGCATGTGGCTTACGGGTACGCTGGCGCAGTAGATAGCGAAATTGATTTTTCCGTATGCAACGAGAACGGGGAAACAAGAGAAGGCGACTATGTAGACGATGTTATCTTCATTACCTGGGTGGAGATAGTATAAGTGAGTCTAAATCCCGGTGATCTTACATGGCAAAAAGATTCAGCATGCTCAAGGAAAGAAAATGAAAAAATAAGAGACTACTTTTTTTCAACTGATCCTGCTGAAAAGTATCAAGCAAAAAATCTTTGTTTCTCGTGTCCAGTAAGAAAAGAATGTCTAAAGTGGGCACTTGAGCACAGACAGATCTGGGGAATCTGGGGAGGAAAAGATGACGGAGAAATTAGAAGAGCTCTTTCAGTCTCGTGGAATGGTCAAGAATCTCGTAGGGAACGCTATCCTCAATGCCCGCTCTGCTCAGCTAGACCTAATCGTCTCTACGTTATAGTAGTTGATGTTCCTGGCGGTGGACGATGGAATACTGTAAAAGTAGTCGTGTGCAGCGACTGTGATTTTTCTTGGAAAAGTAGAACAAGCGCTAACGCAGTAAACGCGTATCACGATGGAAGAGAAGAAAAACTAAAAAAACGAAAAGAAAAGTTCTCTAAAGACTAGGTTAGCTTCTTTGGCTTTGCCTTCTGATCGTCATCTTCTGTAGCTTTGACGGAGAGTGCTAAGTTATTTTTTAGTCTCTCGTTATCTGGTTCTATTTTAATAGCTTCATTAGCGTAGGTAATACTTTTATCGTACATTTTTAGATTGTAAGCAGCTATAGATGCAAAGTCAAACGGAGCTGCTCCCCAAGCGTACGCTTCGCAAAGAAATTCTAATGGTTTATCTTTTATCTCCAACGCCATCTCCGCATACTTGAGAGAGTCTTCCCACTGCTTATTTTCGTAATAGTGCTGAGCTAAATCGACAATAGCTTCTCTTCTACCTGGAGCTTCTTCTACTGCCATTTTTAACCAATGCTCAGCTTCTTCTGGTAGACACTTAGCAAGATACCGCATTGACGCTGCTCTTTCTGGTGGCCATAAAGCTCTAGGAAGAGAAAGATGTCTTTTGAATTCTTCTGCAGCTTTATCTAGCACATTGTAGTTAAAAAGTTCTCTAGCATAGTAAAACGCGTTTCTGTCATCACTAGGATCTTCTTCTACAGAAAGTTGTAGAAGAGGCATGTACTGCGAGCGCGACTTAGAGTCGTCTGCGTGATGATGAATTTGTAAACCTGTCCATCCTTGAATTTCTGTAATTCTGTCTGTTCTTAACACTTCGTGCACTGGGTGTTTCCACATGTAGCCATTTCTTTTATGTATCTTGTCTCCACCATACGTTAGTCCAGGAGTACCGTCATCATTCCAATTCCAAGTATACGAGTACCTTGGACGCGTCCAGTTCTGCGAGTGAGCAATTTCTAGTTCTTCTCTCCAGCCTGCAATAAGTACTTCGTCCATATCTAATGCAATGCAGTAATCAATATCGTCTGGTAGTAGCGCTAAAGAAGCGTTTCTTGCAACATCGAATCTCCAAGGTTTTACTGATACTGAGAAAACATTTATTCCTAGCCCTAGTGCTTTTTCTATTGTAGCATCTGTAGATCCAGTATCAGCAATAAGAATGTAGTCAGCGTCTTTTGCTGAGTTGTACCAGCGTTGCACGAACTGTTCTTCGTTTAGTGCAATTGTGTAAACTGCTACTTTCATCTGAGATGATATCCTAACTGATATTTACTGAACGTTTATTTTCTCTACTGCCCATACTTCGTGCCCCATTATAGTGATAAGTCGTTGACCGTGTCCACTTTTTTCTACTTCTTTAAGATACTTTGAGTGACATGAGTATTTGCACAAGAACAGCTTATTGTGACCAAGAGCAAACGGTGTAAGAGTTGGGAAGTTCCTTAAATATTCTAAAGCTCCATCTACAACACCGAACCAGTGTTGATGAAGAATATCATCTAATATTACTACTCCAGAATCGCTGATGTACTTTTCTGCTAATCTTAAATCATTTATTGTATGTACCTTAGTATGGCCGCCATCGATTGAGAAGAATCGTATAGAGCCTGAAGGAATAATTCTATCTAGTCTTTTATGCATTTCACTAGACGTCGAGTCTCCTTGTATTGGCACAACGCCTTTTCCACCGTGCGCGTCAAAATTACTTACGTTATCTTCAAATATATTTTTTCTTGCCAAGTCTGTCCCACTATAGTCAATGTTTAGATGTTGTTCTTCAAACACGTCTATTCCATAAGACTTTTCTGGAGTGTCTATCAGTGCTCTAAGAAGTAAGAAAAACCTACCCATATATACACCAATTTCAGCAACGCCACCTGAATTGTTCCACTCTACGTTTTTTAGAACCTTCATAAACTCTGGAAGTGTTCTTACAACCCAACCTGGTACTTGAAAAAATCCATTTTTTAGATACTTATCTAGTAGACTAGATTCTGCTATTTCTTCTTCTAAAATATTTAGTCTGTCAATATTGTATCTAACTGCATCTTCATACATCTTTGGTAGCGATTCCTTGTTTAGATTTATAAGTATTTCGCTACACTCGTCTTGTCTACCGATCCACCATGCGGCAATAGCTTTTTGAAATAGTAGCCCGATAACTCCTGGACACTTTATATCTAATGGTAGAGGCGCTTGCGCGTGAGTTACTCTGCTAAGACCAGTCTCTGCTGCGGTGTACGACTCTTGCCATTTATTATTCTTTTCATAGTACCTTGATAAGAAGAACCAAGCTTCTGCCCTTGTAGGTTCGTATGCTACTGCTTTTAGAATAAGGTTATGTACTGTGCTGTCTCTATTTTTCTGATTTTCAAAGCACTGGGCAGACTTCAATAAGGAGGCGTATACGTGTTCTCTATGCGAGTAGTAGCCGTATTCAGCAGTTCTTAAGTAAAAAGAAACAGCTGATGCGGTTTGATCAATTTTTTCGTACTCAATAGCAAGTGACAAGTTAATTTGAGGATTAAAAGGATCATTAGAAAGTTCAACGACTAGATCGTCTATTTTGCTATACTCTTCCATAAGAAAGAGCCTCCTTGATCATACTTTCAATAATGTCATTAGGCACTCTTAAAATAAACGCAGCATTGTCTTGAAATCCGAAGGTTATTAGCACGTCTTCGTTGTGGACTGCCATGCCTGCTGCAAATTCTATTTGAGCGTCTAGAAAAGAAAATGATTGCGGTGAAAGTCCGATAAGTGTAAACTTATCATCCCATACAAGAAGTCTGTGTCTGTACGTGGCATTTTTCTGTTTCATGTAGTTCTTGTATAAGACAACTTCATGAGCTAATGCTATGTACTTGTTACCCCAGCGTATTACCTGTGAGCCTCCTCGTTGGTCTGCGTAAGGTACTATTCCTTCTTTTACAGACACCTGCTCGCAGCGTTCTGGAAGATCTGGGTACGTTTTTACAAGTTCTGTAGGAGATGACCATTTAACAAAGTAGTATGGTTTATCAAGCACTGGCATCCAGTTTTTTTCGCAGTATGCTTCAAGATCTACTGGTGGAGGTATTCTAATTCTAGATACTTCTTTTGCTGTCCATTTCTTTTTGTCTATTTTTATTTCTGATAATTCCATTCTACCTTGGCCGGTTGTTGTTGTGTCGCGTCTAACGCCAGTAGCATAGTATTTACCATCCCATTTTACTAGCCTAGCGTCTTCTTCACCAACAAAAGTCCATATTGGTTTTACATCAAGTTTAGATGTGTCTATTAAACAATAGTCTGTGATATTGAGATCAGAGTCTAGCCTGCACAAGTAGTTTGTTGTGACAAGTCTTTGGTCTTCTTCTGGGTGCAAGTACGCTAATGGTCCCCACACGCTGGGGAAACGTTGTTCGTGCTCAGCGTGGTATAGCGTGTAGTTTATATGACGTAGAATGCATAGAATATCTCCGTCGTCATCTATAAAAATGGAAGGGTTCATTAGACCTGTGCCAGCGGTTATAGATGAAGGTATGATTAATGGACGCAGACGTCCACCGTTGCTTACGACGTTTTGTACAAGGTTCAAACGACACCTACAGTGGATACGTTATTGGACATAAAAGCATCCTAACATAAAATTGTGCACTTAGTACACGTTTTATGCGCTACGCTGGTACTGCAGTAATCTACTTAAGTAGGCATCTGTACAACTGCCTATCAGTAAGGATATTAAAGCGCAGCGATTTCCTCTTCAGTAAGACCCAGGGCGGAAAGTTTTGCTCGGGCACTGGCATTAGCAGCAGCCTTTGCTGCAGCCTCAGCGTCACGTGCTGCTTGTTCAGCAGCCCACGCTGCTGCGTCTGCTTCCCGTTGTGCAATCTCTTCAGCAGTCAATATATGCTCCGTGATTTCTCCGGTTGCACAATTTACTTCAATACGTTTTAACTCTTCCATTTTTCTCCTTAGATTTTGTATCGAATAATGACAATACCAGAACCACCAGCGGCTCCGTTGTAGGCGCTTGGTGAAGCAGAGTTAGTGAGCATCCCTGCACCACCACCACCACCAGTGTTAGATGTACCCGCTATTGCTGCTACAACACCACCACTATAATTGGCGGCTTTTCCTCCGCCACCATTTCCACCAGTGCCTGTAGTAGAGTTATCAAGGTAACGACCTCCGCCTCCACCCCCAGCATAATAGGCACCATTTCCAGAAATTAAATTAGTTAACCCATCACCACCATTACCTGGAAGATATGAACCAGATGTTTGTGCATTACCACCTGCAGCTCCAGCACCACCGCCTCCACCGCCCGCGGCTTGATAAGTGTTAATGGATGCACCTCCGGTGCCTCCCGCGTAACCTTGCCCTGATGGTGAAGCAGAACCTCCAGCATAAAGTCCGCGACCACCACCACCACCAGAACCACCAGACGATCCAGCAGTACTTGCCGCACCACCTCCACCTCCACCGGTTGATGTGATGGTGTCAAAAACAGAATTGTTACCATTACCACCGTTGCCGCTACTTGATGCAGTTCCTCCAGCACCTACAACAACAGCATAATTTGTTAAAGCAATTTTGCTAAGCCCTGTAACTACTTTATATCCACCGCCGCCGCCACCGCCGCCGGTTTCATAACCTCCTCCACCGCCACCAGCAACTACTATTGCGTCACATTGAAGATTCTTGGAAGGCGTAAATAAACCAGTTGAAGTAAACGTGTGATACCAATACGTACCATCACTACTAATACTGCCACCCGTAGCTTGAGGTTTATATCCCACACCATACAAAGTAGCCGTAGTGTATTGAACAAATGAAGAACTAGGATTCAAAGTAATGCTAGTTATTGCTGCAGTGTTAGACCATAATCCTGCATATAAAAGGTTGTATGCACCAGTAGCATTATTTTCATCAGTTGAATCAATAGAAAAACTTTTGTAATTAGAACTTGTATAATTATTAATTGTTGTTTTGCCATTACCAAATACGCTAGCAGTATAGTATGCGTCTGTCATGGCTCCACCAATGTAGGCAGAAGTAGGACTATTAGTGTTAGCAGCGCTACCATTGCTCCATAATTGTTTGCCAGTAAAACCCGTTGATGAACCATTAAATGTTCCAGCAATATATGCGTTACCTGGGCCACCGCCGTTGCCGCTACCACGTGCTGAAATGACAAGTTCTAAATCCATAAAAGTTTGTGGAATATTACTAAACGATATAGTTGCAGAACCACCGGAACCAACTGTTACTGTAGCAATTTTAGTATAAGTTAACATTAGGCAGCCACAATTCCATACAACGTAAACGAAGAACCAGCAGCATAAATTAGTGAACTTGCTATGCTGACAGTAATAGAGTTAATTGCAGCAGTAGAACGCCACAAACCCACGACTGCTTCTGTTTCATATTGACTAGAATTTAATCTAGATAAAACTGTTTTATATGTTGTTGAGTTTGAATAATTTTGAAGTTGAATTGTCATTGTTGAAATGGTTGTTCCAATTCCCACATAGTAACCACCCGTGTACATAATTGCTGCACTTGTTGATCTAGAACTAGCCGCAACAGAGCCTGTCCCATAAATGGTAGTTGAAGAATAGTTGGTTCCTGTATCTCCGTTAAGTCTAATCCAAGGTGCGTTTCCTCCGCTTGTTGTCCAAGCGTTTGCAACTAAAATTAAATCAGTATAAGTGGCAGGGATGCTAGAAATAGTTACAGATGAAGTATCAGTCGTAAGCGTAGTAGTAAACAGTTGATCATACGTATTACCAGCAGCCATTACAACACCCCATACAATGCAAAAGACGAATACTGGGCAAAGTTACCGGACTGTGGTGCAAGAGTAATTGTCGAAATAGCGTTCGTTCTCATCCACAAACCAGAATTAAAAAGCAAATCACCTGATCCATTATTGTCACAACCAGACAATGACCTTACAGTTTTATTAGTAGTCGTATTACTGTAATTTAATACGTCAGCAACTAACACATTAAACTGTGTAGTGTAATAAGTAAACCCAATGCTTATTGCATAAGGTTGTTGTGAACCTCTTGCCGCTGAAGCAGTAGAACCGTCACCATACAAATAGTGTGTATCATAAACTGCGTTTGCTCCAGTATCTGTATTAAAATAAAGCCGAATGTTTCCACCAGATGTAAGTTTATTCATACATCTAATTTGAAGATGACTAAACGTGGAAGGAACACTTGAAAATACAATAGAACTTTGAGCGGTGGCGCAAGTGTAAGTAGCAATAGATTGATATGATCCACCCAACACAGGCCCATTACCGGCAAGAAAAGAATCATACTTCTCCAACCCAGTAAAACTATTGGTCGTTAATTTGGTGACACTCATTATGCCCCCCTTATGCCATACAAAGAAAATGTAGAGTATTGCATAAATGAACCAACATAAGGTTGCAGTTTAATAGAACTAATTGCACTCACATTTGAATACAATCCAGCGTACAAGGCAGCATTAGCAGCAGTAGCATTATTTTCAGTAACAGTATCAATGCTCACTGATTTGTAATTGCCAGATGTGTAATTAGGAATAATGACTTCTGTATTAGAAAAAGTACTTGCAGTTGCAGTATTTCCAGTTAAATAATCTGTTAATAAATTTGCATCAGTAAAACTTGTAGCCGCACTTCCAGTACCATTTAGTGCCCTATCACTAAACGCACTAGCGGCAGTTCCATTAAATGTGTAAGAAATGTTATCTGTAATAGCGGCCCTATTGCTTCGCGCACTGACAACTATTTTAAGATCCGTGTAACCCGTTTGAGGAATAGAACTAAAAGTAACTGAAGCCGCACCACCAGAATCTACTGTAATGGTTTGTATGAGATAGCGTTGATACATTTACAGCACCCCATACAGATAGAATGTAGAACCGTTAATAAAGTTGTATGAACTTTGGTAGAAAGTGACGGAGGTGATGGCGGCAGTCGAGCGCCACAACCCCACGTTTGCGAAAACGTAATAATCTGGGTTGTTGTCTCGAATGAGAGCCGTCTTGTATGTTGTCGTGTTGGAATAGTTTTGTATTTGTATGATTGCGGTTGAGGCGATATTTGTTGTGCCGGTTGAAGATGAGCCGCAGTAAATACGATCATCTGTTGAACCCCTGGCCGATTGTGCGGCTGAACCAGAACCCCTTAAAATTGTGTAGGAATAATTAGTGGCTGTATCACCATTAAAACGCATATTTAATGATTGGTTGCCTGCTGTGGCTGAATCGTAATTAATGACAAAAATGAGGTCAGTGAAATTGTTTGGTATGCTAGAGAACGTGTAAGTGGAAGCAGAACCAGTGGTTGTGTATTTAGCGATAAACTCTTCAGTTGGTGTAGGCATTAACCCACCACCCCATACAGAGCAAATGTAGAATACTGAGTAAAATTTTGAGTAACAGCAGTTAAAGCAATGGAAGAAATTGCGGCAGATGAAGTAAACAAACTAGACATAGAATACATACTTCCGCTACCATTACTATCTGCACCACCCAATGACCTTGTAGTAATATTTTTATTTACATTGCGATAATCTAATATATCAATTATTGAAGCGGCAAAAATGTTGGCGTTTGTTGAATAAGCAGAAGTAAAAATTCCTGGCGCATTTGTTGTGTCTGCACCCGCAGATGCAGAAGCCCCACTACCATACAAATAATGCCTATATGTAAAAGTTGAACTTCCTAATGTCATAGAAACATAACCACCAGTAGAGGCTTGTTGAGCAATGCATCGAATCTGCAAATGCTTAAAAGTTTGAGGAATACTACTAAACGTCACAGAAGCCGCACCCGCCGACCCCACGTTGATACGTTCAATAAGCCACGTAGCACCACCACCATACGCATAATTTCCCGCCAACAAAGACCGAGACTTAGGCAAACCCTGGGCAATACTAGATGCAGTAACCCTGCTTGCAGACATTAAGCAATCTCACTGCCGAAAGCAGAAAACGATAATGTTGCAGTAGACGCATACACAGTAATAACATCCGTAGTTGCCAACGTAATACCAAGCGTCAACGCAGTCGTATCAGCAGCACCCACAGCCACATCATAAGCTACATAATGTTGAGCAGCAAGAGTCGCACCAGCAGGACGCACCGCAATACGGAACGTGGCAGCAACTGCTGTCTGATTACAGATAGTGATAGTGGATACCACGGTGCTTGTTGATGCCGGTACCGTGTAGAGTGTTGTGGCCGTTGTAGCGGCTGGATTAGATTGACCTAATACCTTATATACTGTTGCCATTTACTATGCTCCCA